GCGGTTTAGAAGTTAAGTACGCAATAATCCATTGCAACTGTAATTGAAAGTTCTACTGTTTCGTCAGTAGCCCAGTCAAATCCTCCTTGATCCATATCTGTAATGAATGCGCCTTTAATTACCCATTCACTAACTATATCACCTACAGGTCCTAAAACTTGTAGTGTTAAATCTTTCTTATAGAAGTCTGAATATCCAGCTCTACCTGTTACAGATTCGTATGACAATCTAGCCCAATCCATTACTGCTTGTGCACCAGATGGTGTGATTGGATCATATAAAGTCATATCAATATCACCCCATTCTCTCTTACCTCTAATCTTACGGTAAGTATTCATATGGTCTAATTTGATTGAGTTGTCAGTAAAATTTGGACCAGCTGCTGTTCTTATCATGAATGATGGAATACCATCGACAAACATTAAGAATCTATTTTGCACCTTTGGTTCAAAGGCTCTGAACATTATTTCGTTAGGATCTACTACTGCCATTTTATTTCTTTATTATAAATATCTATAATTTAATTTATGCTCCAAATGTCGCTCCTGTTGGCTCAATAGTAAAGTCTAATACTACAAACTCAACTGTTTTGGCTGGTTGAATGAATATTTGACCTATTAATTGATTACGGTCGATTACGTCTGCTGTATTATTAGTATCGTCCATTACTACTCTATAAGCGTAAAGACCTTGCTGCTCTACAACTGAAGTTAAGTAAGGGTTAACTTGAGCTAGGAATCTATTTCTAGTGACATTTGTGTTTTGCTCAAATACTAATGTTCTTGATACATCACCAACGAATTTTTTCAATTCGATTAATAATCTACGTACATTTACTCTGTCAAGAGCAGATGGTTTTTTCTGTAACGTCTTCTGACCAAATACTGAAATTCCACTTCCTGGGAATGTAGCGATTGGGTTAACGTTAGCATTATATAAAGTATCTCTTTGAGATCTTGTTAATTTTCTTTCTGCTTGAATTACGTTAGGAATGCCTCCTCTAGTTAAACCAGCTGGTGCAAACCAAGGTGCTGCTGCTCCATCTGTAAATGCATATACTCCAGGAATAACAACTGATGCAGGTACGAATTCATTTTTACCTGTACCTGATTGCATTTGCAACCAAGGCCAGTATGTAGCTGCATAAGATGAATTAAGGTTAGCTGCTGTACCTGTTACATCTGCTACGGTAGCACCATAGTTTTGAGTATCAACAACTGCAATACAATCTCCTCTTGTTTCTGATAAGGAAATTATGTTATCTAACTGAGTAGAATGATTACCAAACTCATAAATTAATCCAGGTGCAGAAATAATGTTAAATACATACTCGTCTTTATTTTCTAATACTGAAATAATATTGTTATAGTTGCCACCTACTAATCCTTGAGTGTCTGTATTATTAATATTACTAAAGTAATTATCTCCTCCTTGTACAATATCACCTGTAGCATTTTCAAACGAACCAGATTGTGCTGTTGGTAAAGAGCCTGTTGAAGCTGCTACTCTAACATTTCCGTCATTGTCTAAATAATCTAATGTTTGGCCAGATACTGAAGCAATTCTAATATACTTAGATTTGTTAGCGTACTCACCACTTAAAGAAATATATTTAGTCGAACCATCTGAGGCAATTGATTTAGTCTGGTTACCGATTCTTGATTCAATATAGTTACCTGAATTAGGATCTAAAGATAAATCATTCCACGTTTCTAAAATAATTTTATTTTTAGTCTGGTCGTTACCTTGTCTAATCAATAGACTAAATGTTCCTTTTGCTTCACTAACATTGGTAATTTCCCATCTAAGGTTATCTTCTGACCCAAGAGGTAAAGAACCGTCTGTAGTTTGGGAACCTGAGTTATTGTAAATGGTACCTTTACCTAAAGTAGCAATAGTGAATGGTTGTACACTGCCGTTATCTGATGAAGAAATGTGAGTGTTGTCTGCTGCTGCAAATGCACCAGATACAATTCTACTAACTAGAACAGAATTACCACCTTGTCCAAAGTATGACTTTACTGCTAGTGAAGTTAAAAATTCTTGCTTAGTTGATCCAGAAGTAAAAGTAGTACCAAATATTCTTGAATATTCTCCATATGAGGTTACTAACGTAGGTTCTTCTACGGGACCCTTTACTGTTGGTCCAATGATAGCTGCCCCAGCTTCTAATGCGGCTGGTGCGATAAATGAAATATCATTTTCTCTTGCTAGTACACCTGGGGAGATTAATGTTTCTGCCATGTTGTGAAAATTATATTATTGAGTACTCTTATAAATATATTAAAGTAGACTAAAACAAGT